ATTTATTGGTTCAAGTAAACCAAGGAGACGTTTATTGTCCACCCCCAAGACACTCCGAAACTCAGGCCTTTTTCTTCGTTGAAACTGAGCTCATCTCAATTTCAACTTTCTCTATTGTTGTTTTAGGTTTCACCTTACGCAACAATCTCTCCGCATTCAACGAAATTTTCTTCTTCCACGCGGTCTTAATGGGTTCACCATTAATCCTCATTCCTGAATAATTTTTCGTCAAATGAACTGTTTCACTAAACAATTCATCCATAGTCTTCGACCTTTGGATTTTGGAGTTGAGTTCAACAACCCAATCATACGATTGTCCCAAAATATTTGCCACATGTTGAATATTCTTCTCAAATTCATACTGTGGGAATTGTATTTTCTTATCCCATACGGCCCAATGAACTGGATTCTTCTGACTCAAATCCAGGTCCTTAGGTTTAAAACCACTTGCCAAAAGAATTTCACATCCTCTTGAGCAATAATTTGCTATAATGGGCGTCTGTGTGTCCGTGACAAGCAATCCTTGCCATTTATTCCACAAATTTTGGTTAGCGTTTCCTACCTTACCAACTGAAATGTTTATCTTACCTAAACATCTTTTAATATCAATCATAGAATGATAACCATCCAAATATACCCTTCCCAAAAAGACAGGATATGTTCCACTAGTTTTCACTTCACATTTGATTTTTAAACCACAGTTGGCAGCAGCACGCTCATATGATGCTGTTGTGCCTGTCCACGGTGTGATTCCATCATCACCACCATAGTATCCCAAACACTTATACGCCTCATCAACCGATTTCCCTTCTAATCTAAAAGAATAGAAAGCAACGAATGCATTGATGAGAGTGTTAAATACGGATGTTTCGGGAGATCCCGATAGTCTTGAGGCTCCAGTGTTATATTTCACCCCTTTTGCAGTCATACCTCTAGCGTTTTGGCCTTTTCTCCAAAGGTCGAGCGCTTTAGTTCTGTTTTCTCCTGCATAAAAACGGGTCAGAAACTTCGATTCCAAGCATCTGGTGGCATTGTTTTGGTTCCCATCAAATCTCGAAAAGTCCGTCTCAATAAACGACTTGGCGGTCACTTCTTTCACTCTTTCTGCCAATTGCAATGGCGGTGTACTAAAAGCATACCATGAGTAGCTTGAAAATAAATCCATAACTGGATATAGATACATGCTATACATTACCTTATAGACTCCTTCTAAGGTAGAGATGTTACGTGGATCTTTCTTCTCAGAGTAGGTCTCATCCTTCTGAAAAGCTTTCACCTGGTTGGTCGCCCAATATTCATTTAAAAACGGCTCGGCTTCCGTAATTATGGCCCGCTGTGTTGGTCGGTTTTGTCTATCCTTTACATCTTCCAATGTGGTTGGATCTCCCTGTTTGATTGACATCTTGGTAAGAAAATAATCCATTTCTTTCTTCAGTTCCTTAGTAACTTCGAAATTTT